GTGGTCCGTGCGTGACGGAGCCGCCGAGATTAAAGCCCGGTTCTCGACGGCTTACGGATGGGACGATATTGCACACAACGCGGAAGGTGCGATAGACGGCCTTTCGTTCTCGCGGAACACGGTTACGGGCCGGGCGTACTTCCGGTTCCGAACCGAGACGTAATCGACGCTCTTTTTACCCCGCGGTTAGTGGTCGTAATTGCATGTCACGAGACACCGATTCGGAAGCTACCCGGGCGCTCGCCGCGTTGTCGGAATTGATCTATGAAACACAAATAGCGGCGAGAGAGAACCCGGAGGATGATCGAGAACGGATCGATATAGGCGTTGCCCGCCGAATCTCCGAGGGGAGGTACGCGGCGGCGGGGAAGCTATGCTACGCTACGCTAATGGGTAGCGAGCGATTCGAGACGCCGCACGCGAAATACAACACGGTGAGCCACTATTTCGACAAAGAAGACACCTAAATTACGAACCCGTCAACCGTCCGCGTAAAGAGCCGATTCGACGTATCCCACTTATTCGCCGAGTCCGCGAACTTACTACCGTTCTCGCCGCTCTCGAAATACGTAATCTTTTCCGGGCCGCTCTCGACTCGCTTTTTCCCGCCGCTTACCCCCGAGTCGGCATAGATGTAATCGGCCGCAAGGTACTCGACGACGGTCTCAAAAGTCGCGGGCGTCACGCGGTCATAGATGCGAGGCCCGGCGAAGCTCACCGCGGCGTCAATGGCGGTTTCGAGAATGGCGTCTCCGTCGGCGGTATCGTCCGGCGCTTCGCTCGACTCGTCCTCGCGCTCGAACACGGCCCGAACGTCGTCGGGCGTCACGTCGTGCTCGTACGTGTCCGCCGCTATGCTCATACGATATGTGATCGTACGCGGTAAATAAAGTTATATACACGGCCCCCGTTGTGCAACGCATGGGACAAACTCAATCCCAAGCGGACGGAAGCATCGAGGCGGAAACACCCGGCAACGAGGAAAGCGGCGGCCGCTTTTTCGGGTACGGAGCCCTCAAGGCCACCGGTCGGCTAATCCTATCGTGGCTTATCGGTAGCGTCCTCGTGGCGCTCCTCGTGTTCGCGTTCGGGCTCACGCTCGACGCTTTCACGACGGGAGCACAAATCGGCATGCTCGTGGCGGCCGTGTTCCCCACGTACTTTGTGCTCCGTAACCGCACGCGATTCTAAACGCGAGAGCGGCCGCTCACGGAACTTTTCTCAAGAAAGGCGTGATCGTACTACGGTGCCGTCACTCCGCTCTCACCGCGTGAGAGCGGCCTTTAGTTGCCGATCCGAATACCGGCGTTCGCGTGCGTCTCGGTGTGACCGATGAGACCGTACATTTGGATGCCGACCTCAACTTGACGTTCGGGGTTCTCGTAGTCGTTGACCGTCGGCGGGAGCCATTCGGCCTCGCGGCCAAAGTAGGCCGGATCGACGAGATAGGCGTCTCCCGAACCCATGTTGATTAGCGGCGAACTCGACGTATACACTTCCGCGAGTCCGGCGATCGATCCGATTTGACCGTTTCGGATAACTTCATCACCGGTGCTCGTGGCGTGCGTGAACTCGTCGAGCTTACGGATCGAGGCGAGTGCGTCGTTGCCGACGTAAAGTTGCGTCGGTGCGAACTCCCCGTCGTCCGAGTCTCGAACCGTGGCGTCGGCGTCAACGATGTCCTCGTACGTGATACCGCCGCTCGAACCCGAGGGGGCAATAGCCGTGTGGTCGTTGCCCGCGAGAGCCGCCGAGAGAACGCTAAAGGCCCGCTTGTCCATCGTGAGGGTAGCGCGCCGGAGCTTACGGTTAGCCTCGATAACCGTCTCGCCGGCAACGTCATCCATCTCCCCCTCCATGGTAATCTCGTATTTCTCACCGTACTTGTGGCGAGTAACACGGACTTGACGCCTTTCGCCTTGACGTTCGGGGAACTCGGACCCCTCCTCGATAATTTCGATCGGTTCCTCGTCGTAAACACCATCTTCGACATAAAAGCTAAACTCGTCGTCGTTGACGGTGCTCACGTCTTGGTTTTGGAAAGCGTTGCGAAAGACGGCGTTGTGTTCCGCCCGATCGAGTAACACGGCGTTAACAAGATCGGGGTCGGTCAAAACGTCCTTGGTTAGTGCGGGTTGTTCGGCCATTATTGTGTCTCGTTTTTAGTTACTTTTAAAATCTATACTCGTGTGCTCTACCGGAGGAAAACGAGCCCGTCGCCCGATCCGTCGGGACCGGCCATGAGGAGCCCGTCGATACCGTGGTTCGCGCTCTCACCGTCACGGAGCGGACGGAGTTGCCCCGTGTCACCGTTCGGGACGAGAGCGGCGGGAGCCTCAACCGCCGAACCCGCATTACCGTCCCCGTTCGCGTCGTAGTCCGCCGCAACGTTGCCGTTGCGAGCGCCTTTCATCATGACGCCGACGAAAAGCGAGCCGTCCGGCTTTTCTTGCGATTCATCCGTTGCGAGGCCGTGCCATTCCTCCCCGTCCGTGTCCGTTGCCTTGACCGTGCGGTCCCCGGTGAGAGCCACGGCGTCTCCGCGGCTAATCTCGTCCGAGGCACCGTCAACGTCCATCGTGATCGTATGCGCTTCGCTAAATTCGGCGTGCATTATGCGTCTCCCTCGATTTCCGCGATTTGTTCACGCGCTCGCTCGGCGGCCGCTTCCCACCCGTCGCCGGGGAGCGATTCGGCCTTTTCGGCTTTCGCCTCAAGAGCGGCGACCCGCTCTTGTTCGTCCTCCGAGAGACCGGCACCGCCGCCGGTCGCACCGGTTCGAGCCACACCGTCGCCCGACGAACCGACGGTCTCCGCGTCGGCTTCGGGCTCCTCCGGCTCCTCCGGCGAGTCCGACGACTCGCCGGCGAGCAATTCGCTCAAGTCGTCCTCGTGAGCCTCGGAGATTTCCGACGGGCTCATGCCCGACACAAAGTCCTCCGAGAGACCCGTCCGCTCGGAAAGAGCGGCACGGAGTTCGTCAACGAGAGGCGACATGGCTTCGACGTTCGCTTGAGCCGCGTCTCTTTCGTCCTCCGCCTCGGAAAGCGAGGCTCGGAGGTCGTCGGCTTCGCTCGCTTGGTCCTCAAGCTCCGAGAGCGAGGCCTTCAATTCGTCGTACTTATCTTCCGGGATTTCAACGGTGCCGTCGTCCCGGGTAACGTGGTCGCTCATAGTGCTCTTACGGTTACCGGTTTTTTGCCCGTTAAAAAAGTAGGCTCCGGCGCGGCCGGAGCCGAGAGGCCGCCCCGCCTAATTTACGACAATGCGTTCGGGGTCGGGGTTATGCTCGACGACAACGTTCACGTCCTCGTTGCGCTCCTCGTACAATTTGCCCGCGGCTTCCGCGAACGCGATAGGCTCAATATCGCACTCCTCACCGAGAGAAACGAGCGTTTCCATGTCGATCGGCATTTCGCCGACCTCAAGCGAGATTTCCGCGGTAGCTTCCGCGAGTGCCGCCGAAAGCGCCGGGTTATCTTCAACCGAGCCCGGAGCGGTATAATTCGCTTCCGAGGCCCCGGTTTTGCCGCCCGGAAGCGCCACTATTCGGTCATATTCGTAATCCGTCATGAACGGGGTGCCGTCCTCAAGCCGCTCTATGTGGTCGTGATCCGGGACCGACGCCTCAAGGGACGTTTCTACCGCTCCCGTCGAGAGAGCGGCGGCAACTTCTTTGTGCTCAACTTCCGCCTCGTAAAACGTACCGAGTCCTTCTTTGTAGCCCGCTTCGACGACCTCCCCCACGTCGATAGCGTTGTCCTCGTGCATGACGGCAAAGGGCTCGCCGACTAACGTCTCGGCGGCTTTCTTTTGTTCGTCGGCCGGCCAAAATTTCTCGGAGTGTTGCCCGGTCGTCCGTTCGTCCTCACCGAGAATGACGCCGTGAACCTCGTGGGGTTCGTCCTCACCCTCGGATAGCGAAGCGCGAAGGTCGTCGGTACGGAACTCGAACGTCTCACTCATACCTAAAGCATGAAGCTTTAGGCGATAAAAAGAAGGGCTTACTCGTACGTATCGTGCTCGACGGTCACCGTCTCACGGTTGAAATCGACGCGGCGGACGTGATAATCGTCGGGAATGTAGTTGCCCGGGTGAACCTTCCCACCGTATTTGATATGAATTTGCACGCCCCGGCACACGTCGAAGGCATGAAACGCGGGGTTCTCGTCGAGTCGGGCGGCGAGTTGTTCCTCGGTCAAGTCGAGTTCGTCAACGGCGTACGGGTTTTCGGTTTCGGTCATGATTTACATGGCGGGGCTCGTTTCGCCCGCCACATTAACCACGAATAGCCGGAGGTATATGAATGTGTCGTATTAGTACGACCGGCGTGAAATCAACTCGCCGGTCTTGCGGTCAACGAGGTGGTCATGCGTCTCCCCGCACGTGTCACACCGATACCCGCCTTTCACCCGGCCCACGTAGCACACGTGACCGCACGGAAGGCCGTACCGCCACGGGTCGTCCGTTGCCGCCATTATCCCCGCGCCCGATACGTGTTACCGCACTCCTCGCACTCGCGGATTTCATAGCTACCGCGGTACGAGCCGCCGAATCCCGCCACGGCGTACCGGGAGCTTTGACATTCGGGACACACTAATTTTCCGTCGATAATCCACGGTGGCGTAGATTCGTCGGATTCACGTCGGTCACACGAGCCTCTTGGTACTTTTCGCGCCATTGCAATTCGGTGAGAGTAGCTTGGTGCTCATAAGAGTTACGTTGTCCGTCGGGATTACGCCGGCCGTATAGTTCCGGCTCCGCGAGAGCGGCGACCAAAAGCCACGGGCGGCGGGCCTCACGCTCGCTCATGTTGCCCGTTTCGAGCGAGTTCTCCGTTCCGGCCGTGCCTTCGGTGAGAGAAATCGCCACGGGATACCCCCGGTCGGGTTGTATCATATCCGCGTTGATGTAAAACATATCGCGGTCGTTGAGTTCGTCGAGAGTCCGTTCTAAGACGTTTTGCGCACGATCGGCGACCTCGGGGGCAACGTACACCGCCGGCGGACTCTCGGCGCTCTCATTGCTCTCGGCGGTGAACTCGAACAAGGGCGGCCGCTTCGCGTCGGATTCGAGATAGGTCACGGTCGCCGGCGTACGGAATTGAGCCACGTCGAGCCCGCGTTCCTCGATAATACCGCCCCGCGTGCCGTACGTAAACTTCCCGTCGGCGGCCTCGATAACCTCCCGCCCGGATAGGTCGGGATTGAC